TTATGTACTTTCATTAAGTGGGCACAAAAGCATTAGGATAATTCCCGTAGCTCCAAACTGGTAAAAAATGAACTCAATAAAATTAAATGTAGTAGATCGGTTCATTAATTACGTTAATCCTCAAAAGGGACTTGAACGAGTTAAAGCAAAAACCGCTCTATCATTTATGCAATCCAGCGGATATATTACTGCAGGGAGTAACCGTAATGCTGTAAAGAGCTGGAAAGCAAATAGTGGTAATGCTAACCAGGACACTATACCAAAGCTTAAAAAATCACGTGAATCATCACGTGATTTGACGATGAATACACCTATTGCAAGAGGTGCAGTACTCAGAGAAGCGCGAAACGCGATTGGTCCAGGACTGATACTTCAATCCCGTATTGACAGAGAAACACTAAATCTAACCCCAGATGAAGCAGAAGCTTGGCAAAGAAACACAGAAAAAAAATTCCATAACTGGGCGAAATCAAAGAAAGCTGATTTTGCTCTTGATAGTAATTTTTATCAACAACAATGGATGGTAACATTTAATACGTCACTATCTGGTGATGTATTTGCCGTTTTGACCACTCGTGTATTTAAAGGTAAAAGGCAAACATCTGTCAAACTTATTGAAGCAGATGACGTTACAAACCCATTAAACAAACCTGAAACATTCGGTTTTGCTGGCGGAATAGAGCTGGATCCAGTTACAAAAGAAAAGATTCGTATTCATGTACGCAAGATAAACAACGACGCCTTTATAAATTCGAATATGGATGTTACCGGACTTAAAACTGAACCGATAAACATTTATTCTTCAGGAGGTAGGAAACAGGTATTTCACATTTATCGTAAAGAACGCATCGGACAGATACGAGGTATGCCATTATTTGCTGCAATTGTTGAAATACTTAAAAATGTATCCCGATTAAGCGAGGCAGAATTAATGGCAGCTGTGATCACATCATTCTTCACTGTTTTTATCAAAACAGCTTCTCCAGAAAATTCTATTTCTCCTGGAACTGCAATTGTATCAGGGGAAAGTACAGGAACGGCTGTAAATAACACAGTCAGCCAAGCCCTTGAAATGGGAAGTGGTAATATACTCGAACTGGCTGAACGAGATCAGAGTATTGAGATTGCAGAAGCAAAGCGTCCCAATGGCGCATTTGAGCCATTTTTTATTGCCATGGTTAAGCAAATAGGAGCCGCAATTGAAATACCAGCTGAACATTTGCTTTTACACTTTTCGTCATCTTACACAGCTTTTCGTGGTGCAATTCAGGAAGCTTGGAAGTTTTATATTGGGTCCAGAAAATTTAATGTAACAGAATTTAGTCAACCGGTTTATGAAGATTGGCTTGAGACTGAGATATTAGAGGGTAGAATAGTAGCTCCTGGATTTTTTGAAAATGATGAAATAAGAAGTGCCTGGTGTGGTTCTCACTGGGTTGGTCCAGCACAGGGGCAAGTGGATCCAATAAAAGAAACACAGGCCTCTGAACTTCGAATTAAAAATTTTCTTTCGACATATGAGGATGAATACGCATCAATTAACGGGGGTGACTGGGAAGGCGCACTTAATCGACAGGCACGCGAACGAAGGATGGTTGGTAAAGTTATTGAGGATACCTATGATTTAAAATCATCAAAATCAAAAAGTCACATTGATGATGATAATGTTGAAACATCTGATGTTGATCAGGATAAGGACAAGCAAGAATGAGTGTTGAACTTAGTAATGTGTGGGGAATAATACCATCTGCACTTGATAAAATAAAAAATATCGATAGGGGTCAATTTGAGAGCTTACTCAAACAATACACTCCTCCACTCGATAACACTTACAAAGCTGAAATCCGCAGTAATGTCGCTATTATTCCTCTTTTTGGTATTATAGTGCCTAGGGACTATTGGTACTATAAAGCAAGTCTTCAATTGTTAGCACATGACATTACAACAGCGGTAAATAATCCTTCAGTTCGAGCAGTGATTTTGAATATGGATTCTCCAGGTGGTAACGTTGTTGGCTGTGTTGAAATGACTGCGCTCATTCGTCAAATGAAGGTTAAAAAACCTGTCATTGCATTTGCACATGGATCGTGTGCATCTGCCTGTTACTGGATAGCAAGTGCATGTACAGAGATTATCGTTTCTCCAACGGCTGAGGCTGGCAGCCTTGGTGTTGTATGGGATACTTGGGATTCATCAGTACGGGATCAGAGAGATGGGTATGAAAACATTCAAATCGTTTCTGAAATATCTCCTGACAAACGACCTGACATTAAAACGCCTGAAGGTCGTGCAAAAATTCAAGCTGTTGTAGATTCCATGGCTAACGCAATGATTTCCGATATAGCACTCAATAGGGGTGTAACTGTTGATACTGTAAAAAGCAGTTATGGAAAAGGCGGACTTTTTGTCGGACAGCAAATTGTTGATCAAAAAATGGCCGAAGGTGTTGGTACTCTTGAAGCATTGATTGATAAATATAAAAACTATGCATTATTTAACTTAACAAACTCGAAGGGGGCCGTGATGAGTCTACCATCAGGCGAAAATTCCGGGCCGGCAATTACGGCCGAATCGATCCAGAAAGACCATGTGGCGGTTTACCAGGCAATATTTAGTGCCGGTAAAGCTGCTGGGATCACTCAAGAATGTGATCGTATCAAAAAAATTGAAGCGGCGGCAGTTCCAGGTTATGAAAAAGTAATCTCAGGAATGAAGTTCGATTCATCGAAAACAGATGCTGATGTTGCCTTGGCAATTATTCAGACTCAAAAACAGAATGTTGAGGCTTTAAAATTGGGAAAGGCTTCAGAAACAGATGAACTTAACAAGCAATTGAATGGGTTGGGCGGCACAAGTAATCCTGGACAGGACAAATCAGCTGCTGACAAAGCAATCATTGCTGAAGCAGCAAAAAATGTCAATCAGCGGAGGCGATAATAATTATGGAAATTGGATCTTTTAAACCAGACAATCTGTTGGTAGGTGGGTCGTTCTTTACTGACAATGCAGTATTACAGGTTGGGCAGAAGTTACTGCGTGGGTCTGTTCTGTCCAAAGTTAAATACTCATGTCCAGCAACTGGTACAGCAGGGACAAATACTGGTAACGGTACGGTGTCTTCGGTACGTGCTGGTAAAAACGTAAAAATCGGTACGTATACGATTACCGCGCTAAAAGCAGTTGCCAATGCATGGGTTGAATTCAGGGTAACTGGCCCAGGAAGTGAAATTCTTGGAAATACACTTGTAGGCATTGCCAGTACTGAAACAGGTGATTTCGCATCTGACCAGATTAGATTTCGAGTAACATCTGGAACAACTGCGTTTATTGCAAACGATACATTTTCTGTTGTTGTAACTGAAGGTTGTCCTGATACCGGTACAGCAGATGGTGGTAACACCGGTAATGGAACTTTAATTCAAGTTGAAGCACGTCGATCTCTGAAAAAAGGTGCCTATACAATTGCATGTATAGAAGCTATTGCAAATGGCGGCAAGTTTAAAGTTGTTGATCCTGATAGTGTCATTGTTGGTTATGCATATGCGTCAAAATTTACCGGTACCGGTAATGGAACAGTTACTGAAATAAAAGCTGGTCCTCAGTTCAAAAACAATGGTCCATACATAATCAGATGTACAACGGCCGTTGCAAATGGTGGCGTATTCACTGTATTTGATCCCGATGGAGTTGCGCTTGGTACAGTAACGATTACTCCTGGAGCTGGCGCTTCTGCTGTTTTCTGGAATGAACAGATTTCCTTCAGAATTACTGATGGTTCTACTGATTTTACAGCAGACAGCGAATTTGTGCTGTATTTTTTTGAAAACAATCACATTGCGTTTGTCATTTGGGATGCGACAGATTTTGTTGTTGGTGACAAGTTCACCATTACAACTACTATTGCACAAGGCGAAGCAAGGATTGTCAATAAAGACAATACAGACGGATCAGATGTGCCAGAGATGATCTTGGCTGAGGACACTGATGCTACAATCACTTCAAAACGGATACCTGTGTACATCGGTGGTGTTTTTGATGAACGGTCTCTGTACTTTGGTGGTGACGATACTATCGAAACACATCGTATGGCCATGAAGGAAAATGGCATTTACACACAGAGAACGATCAATGCTTAATTAACGATTAAACTTGAAATTTGGAGGAAAAATTGGATATTTACGAATTTACAAACATGATGACGGCTGTTGAGTTGATTAAGCGGCCTCGAAGATTCCTATTGGACACATTCTTTCCGAATGTGGAAATCAGTGCTGCTGAGAGCATCACATTTGATGTTGTGAAGGGACGTCGAACGATTGCACCATATGTATCTCCACGAGTAGCTGGGAAGGTGATGCAGAAAAACGGGTACAGCACCAAAAATTACGTTCCACCATATGTAAAACCTAAAACGGTGTCCACTGCAGGTGATTTTTTAAAACGTTCCCCAGGAGAAGTCTTTTACGGTAGCGGCAAATCTCCAGAGATACGTGCCGCAGAGAAACTTGCTGAGGAGTTAATATATTGTGATGATTCAATTACACGCAGGGAAGAACAGCAGTGTTCTGAGGTAATACATACTGGAAAATTGATCATCAAAGGTGATGGCGTCGACGATGAGATAGATTTTGGAATGGACCAGGACAATCTTGCAACATTAACCGGTAATGACAAATGGAGCTCCTACGCTACAGCTCATCCGCTTGAAGACTTCAAGGAACTTAAACGGCAGGCTCTTAACAGATCTGGTGTGGGTGCCACAGATGCCATAATGGGTACAAACGCATGCATCGATTTTTTCAGATGTGCTGACATTGTAGGTTCTCCTGACAAAAAGTCGCTTTTCGATCTTACCAATGTCGAGCTTGGTCGAATCAACCCCGAGGAAATGCCCGATGGAGTAACATACATTGGCAGATTGAGAGATCCTGCAATTAATGTGTGGACGTACGATGAATGGTACATTGATGAGGATACTGGCGAAGAAAAACCGATGATCGATCCTGACAGTGTCATTCTTGGTTCGCGAAATGGTCAGGGTACACGTTGCTATGGCGCAATAAAAGATGTCGAAGCTATTGAGGCTGGATTGTTTGCAGTACCTCGTTATCCAAAAACGTGGACAGAAAAAGATCCTTCAGCTCGATACTTAATGCTTCAGTCGGCACCGCTGATGGTGCCTAAAGTAATTGACTCATGGGTGCGTGTAAAAGTGAGATAAACTTTTTTAAATCACAGTAATGGACTCCCGGCCAGAAATGCCGGGAGCATTTTAAAGGTGAATATGAATATTAAACTTATCAGACAGATCAAAAGAAACGGTGTAT